GTTGATCAGGTGAGTGATAGTTATATCACGCTACATCTTTTGTGTCAAGCCAATTCGGGCCTATCTTTGCCTCTAATAATAGAGGTATGTTGAAGTCTATGTCCCACTTGCGATTGACGATTGGTATCAGCTTGTCGTTAGCTGCTTGTATTACTCTTAGTACCTTCTCCTCTTCGTCAGGGTGTATGTCAATTACTATTGAGTCATGCACTGTGTTTACTACGCAACTACGTAGCTTGTTTGCTGTCAGTAACTTATCAATGTATATCAGAGATATGGGTACAATGTCAGCCGTTGCAAACGATTGAACAGGATAATTTTTAATCTGTGTGAAATAAGTCACACCCCCGAACCTTCGCCGTACTACATCTGGGAACGCAAACTCACGCCCTGATGGGGTAGTTATCTTGCCAGTGTTGAGTGCTTCCGTTGCCAACTCCTTGTGCCAACGTGCTACACCGGAATACTTTGTCGTAAACTGCTTGTAGTATGCCGCTTCTGCAGGGCTACGACCAAAGCCACTTGCCCCATACAGGGGAGCAAACGTGTGAGCCTTGGCTTCTTGACGTGACATTGGCTGACCTGCATCTGTAATAACTTGTGCAGTGTAGCTGTGTACATCAAAGCCTGTAGTTACCTCGTCAATTGCTGCCATGTCTTGCGACAGGAATGCAGCCACACGAAATTCTAGCTGGGCAAAGTCAGCCTCCATGATTTTACCGCCGTGCCACCGTGAGATGAACACTTTCTTGACGGGGAATGTACCGCCACGTGGCATGTTCTGCATGTTGGGATCAGCGCCTGACAAACGGCCTGTCCCAGTGCGGTGTTGTAGTAAACGTACATGCAACTTACCGTCAGGCTTTACATGTGTGGCAATACCCTCTACGAAACTACTGAGGTAAGTCTCTACCGCTGACAACCTACGAACATTCTGTAGGAATGACTCAGCTACCTTCATACCCTTGGAACGGGCAATGCCCTCAAGGAATACAAGGTTGTCTTTGCCTGTACCGAAACCGTTAGCACTGATCCACTTGGCATTAGGTGGTGTAAATTTTAAGCCAGCAACACTACTAATATTATCAGTGTATGTATATCCGATAGAATTGCAAGTAGGACATTTATTTGATCTAGCATATTGTGTTCCATCCTTCTTTTGTTTCCACACTTGACCACTGCCATTACATGAACGACACTGGTGTGCTTTCTGTTTGTATAACTTCTCGCTGTAAGCGTTGACACTGCGTCTGTACTCTGCGTCAGGCATACGTTCGTCAAACAACTCTGCCCACAGCTTCTTGTCGTGAGGCTTACGACTGTAGATGACCCATGACAATTGCTCTGGGCTGTTGAGGTTGATAGTACGATCACCCATTAGGTCAGCAGCTTGCTCCTCAAGAGCAACGGTAAGTACGTTACGCTCTTGCTCGAACTCATCACGAACTTCCATCAAGGCATCCATGTCTACTTGAAAGCCACGCTGATATATACGGGCAAGGTGTATGCACAACTGATTAGTCAACTGTATCGTTGGTATCAGTGAGTTGCACCCCTCGTATGATGTCTGCAAAACATTATACAATTGCTGGGTAGCATGTAGATCGTGCGATAGATACTCTGATAGTTCACCATGAGGTATATCACGTGTGGAATATCCATTCTTAAAGTACTCCTTCAATGTGTCCTGTTTCTTAGTGTCCAGTTCGTAACGTTCAGCACACGCCTCAAGTGATAGCGGTTGCTTCTGTCCACGCTGCAGAACGTACTCACCCAACATGGTATCGAATACCTCACCGTCATACACAAACCCTGACTCCCATAGCCAAAGCAGATCATGTGGTGCGTTGTGTGCAATAAGTAGAGAGGTGGCATCCAGTGCGTCTTGTACTATCCGCCGCCCCTCTGTGGTAGGTTGTTGCTCTGAGTGATCGAAAGTTATAATGTCTTCGTTGCCAAGATCATCTAGCATACCTACCATAACCAATGTATTAGATGGCTCAAACGGATCAAGGTGTAACTTGCCATTCCGTTTGACCACTGTGTTCTCTACGTCTAGGGTTAAGTGTTTCATGTCATCTCCCTCTAGTCGGACCATGTGTCCCATTCATCCAGTATTACAAAGTTGTTATCGTATATATCTTGTGTCATGTCAACCCCTATGTCCTGTTGTATTACTTTTTCTACATTCAAGGTGTCTCTAAATTGTTCCATTGCAATAATAGCCTCATCAATTGTTAAGTCGTTTGCTTGCATAGCATTGTATAATCTTATCTCTGAATGAGATGATTTAGTTGGCATGTTAACTCTCCCTCTGTATATGGATGCTTGTCGTTCATCGTCTGTCATAGGTCTAATATCACGTTTCATTATTGTATTCCCCCAAACCATTTTCAATTAGCTTTACAAAGCCTACATTAAAAATAGCTGCGAATGTTTCTGGGTCACACTCTACTTGTACAGTAGCACTACCATCCTCATGCTCTTCTACTGATGTTACTTTGATTGGCTTGTTAATATATTCACTCATCATTGTATTCCTCTTGTTAAAGCTAACCACCCTATCGGATATAGGTTCTGCATCTCCGCATCTATCTGAAACGCTAAGTCCCTTGTCTCCCACTGTGTGTCATTCTTTGTCCTAAGATTGCACATATCTGCAAAGGCGTCAAGTGATCCAGACCAGTACCATTCAGTCATGGTGTTTTGTGGCAACACCATTCGTGCCTGTTCTTCACATACTCCCTTATCTAACATGCTCTCATACAACATAGCAACAAGACGCTGTGTTGTACCAATGTGTACATCTTGATCTTCCAACGCTGGGCCACTGCCTTGCTTCTTATCCGTTGCCTTACTACGCCACAACTCAGGCTCGTGAAACTCAGGTGGATCACTGACGTACCTACGACTGATCTCATTCCAACGTAGGAACTTGTGCTTCACTAGCTGACGTGCCACATAGATGGGGGCCTTGATATGAAACGATGCGAAGCAGTGACCAAAGGGTGACATATGTTTGTGTTTGGCTAGGTAGTGTACTAGCTTTTCATCCTCTTCTTTCAGTACGTTAGGTCCACCTACCCTACCACCAAAGCTAGAACGTTTGCCAAACGATACACGGGCTGCATTAACTATGGATAGATCACTACCCATATAGTCTATAAGATTTGCTCTAATCAAGTGTCAACTCCCTTAATACTTCCATTGCTTGTTCATCTGTAATTTTAAACCACTCACCGTTGTCGTGCTTATTCCAAGGGTGTGTAGTCTTGGCTGCTGCTAGTGTGTGTGCCTTACGTTCCGCTACGTTACGATCCTCAAAGTACACAGAATGTATCAGCTTATAGTCTCGCATAGGTGAGCTTGTCTGGTAGCTACTTAACCTGTCATCTGCATCAACTGCCTTACCTATCTTGATCCAATCAGGCCAAGCTGCATTACGTATAGCATACACATAACCAAAGGTAACTTTAGTATAGTTACATAAGGAACTAAAGGCTGCGTCATCAAACGATTTATATTTTCCCGGCTTGTACAAGGGATGCTTCCTTGATATGTATTTGCCATTAACATACATGGATAGTGGGTTATGTATTGCATTTGTTTTTGCATTAGATTTATCGTGGCACGATATACATTGGTAATAATGTTTACGCTTTGCTGAGTCATACCAATTGCCATCTGTAAGTTGTACAGAACAGGCAGTGCAGCATCTAGTAATCTCTTGACTAATCATTTTGTATCCTCCTCATATTCTATTTCATCTACTAACTCAACAAAGTTGTCAGACAAATCATTGTGTTTATCTACTAACTCATATAACAAATCTTTTATGGCAGAGATATTATTTAGTATCTTTTGTTGTTCCCACACAAGGAAGGCTGACACTAGACCTAAGCCTAGCATCGCCAAGTCTGCTATTGCAATCAAGATACATACCTTGCAATCTTGTACTGAAGGTCAGTGTGTACAATGCCGTGCCACCCAGACAGTTTGTTCTTGACCACGTTGATGTGGCGCTGGTTGTCTTCTTCTTCCTGACCCTCAACCGTAGGGTTCTTAGAGATCATAATCATCAGGTCAGCTTCAGCTGCCTTACCTGTACGACTACCTTCCATCATGGCTTGGTTGAGCACAACCTTACCCTCTGCATCAGCAGATAGCTGAGACATGTAGAACACAGCACACCCTTGCTGCTTGGCAATCTGCCGTGCTTGTATGGCGTTGGCCTTGAGTGCCTCATCAGGACGTGAGAACCCAGCGGTTCGTGCAAACTTGTCACCCATGTCAAGTATAAGTATGTCAGGTTTGTATGACTTGCATACTGACTCAACCCAATTCATGTCTCGCCCTGTTGCGTCCTTGAAGAACAGGTTAGACTTGATACGCATGAATGATTCATACGCTTTCTTCTTTAGTTCAGGCATCTCAATCTCGTGCTTGTCATAGCCACTGACTGCATTGATGTACCGCATTACTACACGGGCATACCCTTCCTCATTACATAGGACAACTACTCTTGCCCCCTGATCACAGAAGCCATTAGGTCCAGCAACAAGTGAAGCGTGGAAGGATGTCTTGCCAGTGTTAGGCCGTGCTCCTACCTCAATCAAGTGACCAGCGTTGATACCCTCAACCTTGCGTGTCAGTGACGGTATGTTGAACGTCCACTGTGACTCAAGCTCGTTGGCTGCAAGGATAGTATCGAAGTCAATGTCTTCCCATGTAACCTTGAGGTTAGGGGTGAAGTCATCTTGGTATTGCTCAAGCATCTGACGCAGTGGGTCAAGACTAGTCTTGCTACCGTTGACGTAATCAAATCCAAGGTTAGCAATGTCCTCACCTATTACCTGTTGGAATAGTTTAGACAGTACATCTTGTGCAATGTCACTGCCCATCACTGCTTGCTTAGTAACTTGAGTAAACAGTACACTGAATGCCTGCTTCTGTGCAGTAGTAAGGGTAGGGTTCTCAGACATAAACAATGCCTCAATCTCTGCTGGTGTTACGGTACGTTCGTAACGATCCATAGCTGAGTCAATTGACTGCTTGATCTTACGCACATCCTTGCTGAACAGACGGTCAGGGCAACGTGAACCCTTGTGATCATCATAGAATTGTTTGTCCATAAGGCTACGGATAAGGGATAGTTCCATAAGTTATTCTCCTAGTGTTAAAAGGTTAGCCATGTCGGATGGCTCTCGGTATTTAAGGTCATCTATTAGTCGTAATACTTTGACGGTATCTACGTGGGTACGTAGCTCCTTAGCAAACTGTAGTGTCTTGGGTAAAGCATCGGGGTCTAATGCAACTATTGTCGTTGAGAACTGCGATAAGTAATTCTTATGCCCCGTTGATAGTGATGTACCCAACACTGCGACCCCGACATATCCATCACTATCTCCTACAACTGCAGCACTTATGCAGTCCTCAACAACTACAGCAGTTGTACCACGACCAGATACGTATGGCAAGTGACTTTTTCCATACCGTTTCCATTTAGGTAATCTTCTACCCAATGATCTGCCCGTGGCATCTACCATAACTCCACCATGTACAACAGGGAACACCACACGATGTTCTTTAACATCATACAAAAGTCCTAGACCTTGTGGGTTGAGCGACCACTCAGCACAGAAATCTTGTATCATACTGTAGTCTCGCACAAACCATTCCGGTTTTACGAATGTTGCAACGTGTGTCTCTTCCGCCACAAAGCCAAGAGACTTTCGTATGTCATCCGCTGTAAGTGATACGTTAGTACCACCCGACAATGAACAACTGGCCTTGTAACAATTCCATACAATAGAACCCATGTTATTTGTAATAGTAAAAGTGTTCTTAGTATTACATGATGGGCAAGCCATGCGTCTTGTCTCACCACTTACTAATGATAGATCACTTATAATACTATTTATATTCATAGGTTATATCACTTTCTTTGTTACTCGTTAAGTACTCGATTGTACTCTTATGTTTCTCTGTGTCAAGGCATTATTTGCAGAATCGTATGTATGCTTCATATATGGTTTCACAGAAGACACATTATTGTGGCCTGTTACTGACATAAGTTGACCCATTGGTACGCCACTGTCAATCATCTGTGTTACCCCTGTCCTACGTAGGTCCATCAATCGTAACTCCTCTGGCAGTCCAGCCAACCTCATTACCCTACGCCCTACCTTAGACAGACGCTCCATTGCATACGGTTCGTACTTACCCATCGAAGGCTTAGGGTGAGGTGCTACGTACTCTTGAAACCCAAAGTCGTTTCGTTGTTCGTTAAGCATTACAACTAACTCATCTGATATAGGAAGCGATACGTCAGCCCTACGTTTGCTTTGTTCCAATGTAAGTACACGGGTAGCCAAGTTAATGTTCTCCCACTGTAGCGTCCTCATATCGCCTAGTCTCTGACACCATTCGTATGCCATCTGTACAATTAAGCCTACATTTCTGTATTCGTAATCGCTGTACGCTTTATCAAGAAACCGGATAACGTCACTGTGTTGCCACACTACCTTACGTTGCGGTGTACTGTACCTTTCTATCTTAGCCCAAGGATTTTGGTGTGTATGTTCCATCTTGATAGCGTAGTTGTACACCCTACTAGCACAGGTTGCAGCATGATTAGCAAAGCTAACACCACGCTTGACCCACCCTTCATACGTAGCCTTAGCCATCTTAGATGACACCGCCTCATACTTTTTTGTACCTAAACTCTGGTGGAGAATTGTAAGAAAGTATCTGTAATCCACCTTAGTATTAGGACGTAACATATTGAAATCATTAGATTGATAGTACAAATTAATCAGGTCAGTCACCTTGCTTGTAGGTTTAATACGCATGATGCTTGACTGTGCCTCACGGTATGTGTCGATAGCTGAGTTGTGTACCTTGACAATTTGTCGCACTTGCTTGAGGTCACTGCCGTACTCCTCTCGTACAACTACATCCTCATCTACAAGAACTTGAGGTGGGTTGAAACGGTAGGAGATGTCACCCGAAGGTGACACCCTTTCTTGTACGTATCTAGGTAGCTTTGGCATGTGTTACGC